CCAGTTCGGGCCTAATTTAGCTTCTAATAGTAGCGGTACATTCATTCGTATCCCATACACTGATTCAACTAGATCAGTCAAGCCCTCATTCATATCATTTATCATTGATAGCACTTGATCTTTCTCATCAGGGTGTATGTCAATAACAGTTGAGTCATGTACGGTATTAACCAGACAAGATTGCATAGGTTCAAGACGTTTGTACATCTCATTGAGCACGACAGGTACGACATCGCCTGTTGCAAAGCCCTGCACTGGGTAGTTCTTGATCATCGTGAAGTGTGTCACACTACCGTTTGATCTTCGTGATACATCAGGGAAAGCGTACTGCCTACCTGACACATTAGTAATCTTGTTGAAGCGCATTGCTTCCTCAGCCAGGTTCTTATGCCATGCTGCAATCCCCTTATACTTATCAATGAACTGGATGTAGTATGCTTCCTCAGCCTTGGATCTGCCATAACCTGTAGCCCCAAAGAGGGGCGCGAACGTATGAGCCTTCGCTTCTTGGCGTGACGTAGGCTGTCCTGCATCAGAGATAACCTTTGCAGTGTAAGCGTGAACATCTACACCTGTAGCAATCTCGTGCATGGCTGTCTCATCCTGTGCAAGAAACGCAGCCGTTCTAAACTCAAGCTGTGCAAAGTCTGCCTCACAGATGTAGCCACCCTCCCAGCGTGACACAAACACACGCTTAACAGGGAACGTACCTCCCCGTGGCATGTTCTGCATGTTAGGTTCCTTGCCACTGAAACGTCCTGTGGCTGTCACACTCTGCGTGAGCGTGGCGTGTAGGAAACCATCATCCTTTGAGTAGATACCTATGCCATCCACAAACGTAGACAGGTAGCTGCTGATTGCACTGTAGCGCAGGTAATCTTCTAGAAAAGTTACAGCTTCATGCTTTTTGTGTGTCCGTGCTGTACTGATCAACAGCTGCAGTTTGTCCTTGCTTGTGCTAAACCCATTAGCACTGACCCATTTCTTGTTAGGTGCAGAGAAGCGTAGACCAGCAACCTGCTGTGTCTGTGTTAACTGAAAGCCACGCGCATCACAGTCCTTACATTTATTTGGCTTAGCAAACTTGGTGCCATCCTTCTTGGTCTTATACGTCTTACCTGCACCCTCACAGGTTGGACAGGTGAATGCCTTGGTGCGGTAGATAGAACTGCTGTTAGCCTTTACTGCTTCACGGAACTCTGTTGGTGTATTGGTGAAGTCAAACAGATCAGCCCATTCCTTCTTGTTATTCATACGGACACTGAACACAACCTGTGACATCTGCTCAGGTGAACTTATGTTAATAGGTGTGTCACCCATAAGATCACGCACACGCTGTTGCAACTTAGTCTCAAGCTCTGATCGTTCATCCTCAAAGAGTACACGCACACGTTCTAGTTCATTGAGATCCACCCTGATTCCTGACATGTACATTCTGGTAAGGGTTTTGCAGGTGTCGAAGGTAACATCTCTGACGGTGTGTAGGGACTTGCTTTCGGGAGTTGCGTAGTCTGCTTCGATAGAATGGAACAACTCACTAGTTGTGAGCAGATCAGCCCTAAGATAAAGGCTAAGCTTACTGAGATCAGTCTCATTTGTGTTGATACCTTTCTTAATACATATGGATAGATAATCCTCCTTTTGCTCAGCTAATTCACGGCGTATAGCGCAGGCACTAAGTGATTTAGGTGCTTTCTGTCCACGTAATAAAATGTATTCTGCAAGCATTGTATCGTAGATTTTACCCTCATACACAAAGCCACTCTCCCATAGCCACATCAAATCATGTCTAGCATTGTGCATGATAAGTAAAGTTGTCATATCTAAAACACGCTGCACTAAGATTCTCCCAGAACCTGAAGTATCTTTAGCATCATTATGATCTAAGTTTACAATATGTAACTCATCGTGATTGTCAGCATTTAACATGCCAACCTGAGTTAGTGTATTGTTGGGTTCAAATGGATCGTTAAAGATCTTACCATCCCTCCAAGTTACACTGTTTTCAACATCTAATACTAGTCTCATAATACCTCCTAAGCTGTATAGATAGAACGTGAGCCATCTAAAACACAGGCTATCTTTCCTTGATAGCCATTTAGTTTATTCTTAGCAAGGTTAAGATAGCGTACTGGATCTTCATCCTGTCCCTCTACTTGTGCTGCCTTACCAATAAGTACCATAAGATCTGCTTCTGCAGCTTTACCTGTCTTACTTCCTTCCATCATAGATTGATTAGGGTCTGTCCTACCCTCTGCCTCTGCGCTTAACTGCGACATCCATATGACGCAACAGTCATATTGCTTTGCTATGTTACGTGCATGGATAGCAGCAGCTTTAAGAGTAATGTCACTGCGCTCACTCTTCATGTCTGAAAACTTATCACCCATATCTAATACTACAACATCAGGCTTCTCCTGCTTAACTACAGATTCAACCCAAGACATACCCTTGCCTGTACTCTCCTTAAACATAATATTCTTACGTACTGGCTCATATCGTTTACGTGCTAGGGCTTGGTTCTCGCGTACCTCCTTCATTGTCATGTTAGCGGAAGCACTAACGTAGCGTGAGGCCACACGTGTATAAGCTTCCTCATTGCAGAGTATGACACAACGCGCTCCTTGATGCGCAAAACCACCGTCTGCTGCTATTAGTGAAGCATGAAATGAAGTCTTACCTGTATTAGGACGTGCACCTACTACAACAAGGTGACCACCACTAACGCCCTCAACCTTACGGGCTAAGCTAGATAGGTTGAATGACCAGCGGGACTCAAGAGCCGTAGCGTCTAGGATAGTATCTAGATCGTCATCCTCCCAATCAACCCGTAAGTTGGGCGTAAAGTCATTCTTATATTCCTCAAGTAAAAGCCTCAAGGGTTCTAGGCTGTTCTCTGTACCATTAACATAATCAAACCCAAGATTAGCTACAACATCCCCAACGTGCTGCTGGAATAAATGTGAAAGAGTGTCCTGTGCTATCTCCTCTTTAATAGGCTCAGCAATATCAATACGCCTAAATAATGCGTCATAGGCTGTGCGTGTTGCTGTGGTCATACTCTGATTCATACGGTTGAATACAGCCTGAAGGTCTTGTACATTCATACTACCCTCATAGGTCTCCATAGCACTATCTAATGCTTGTTTAATCTTACGTACATCTTTACTAAATATCTTATCAGGACAACGTATGCCCTTGTGTTGATTATAAAAGTCACGGTCAAGTAGTGTCTTAATTAGAGCCAGTTCCATCATTATCTTTCTCTCCTACAAAAATTCTGTATATAAGTTCAAGGGCCACTAGAGGCCACAAGAATGCAAATTTAATAGGGCCAGAGTTATCCTCCTCAGGGTTTTCTGGCTCTACCATGTGATATAGTAATGGTGTAGCTAACACATATATTGCAAAAGCGCCACCTAAAAAATACATTCCTTCATCACTCATGTCTTACCTCTAAATAATACATACCTTCTTTACTATTATATGCTGCCATAATATCTAAAAACTGTTGGCTGCTCATAATAACCATCTGATATGAGTCCATGTCTGGCTCGAACTGCCGTATAAATACATCACCATCATCACCTAAGATTACCTCTACATCCTCATGCATGTTATCCTGGTCTAGCGTTGTAATTACAGCAGCGTCTGATTCAAACTCAACTGTGTACATATTAAACCTCCGCTACAAGTATATTAACATGTGCTACACTACCTTCTACTCGCACTATCTTAAACTCTAGTCCGGCCTTTGTTAGCAGTAGCTTCAACTGTCCTACAGGTATCATGTCTCTTCCTTCTCTTGTAACTTTATCAGCCTACCCAAGTACCACTGCGACTTGAGTAAATCTTCTTGTTTATTCTTGTACCTCCAGCGGTGTAGATACTTAGCAATGTTACCACGAAGGTAGCCTATGTACTCCTCTGTGGTTAGGAAATCTTCTATATAGTCAATGCACTCTATGCTCCCCTTACCATAGTGCGCTGGGTTGTTAACATTATCTGGCGTATGCTCCGCTAACACTTCATTACTAAATTCGTGATCTCGCATTACGCTCTCCTTAAATGCTTTTTCTTCTGCTATTAGCTTCTTCCACTGACTGCTAATCATTCTTCCTCCTGACAGAAGCCACACCATGTGCCCTTACTTGCGTTACCACAGCTGACACACTTTCGCCACTTATTCCTTTCATCACGTTCCTTAGACGCTTTGCGTTCTTCATCAGTCATAGGTCTGATGTGTGTGAAGTCAGCTTCTAAAGGCCACTCATTGTCTGTCATTATCTGTCTCCCAGTATAAGCCAGCCTTAATCAGTGACACAAACCCTACGTTAAAGATAGCAGCAAATGTCTTAGGGTCACACTCTACCTGCAGCGTGGCACTGCCATCCTCGTGCTCTGTTATGTCAGTTATCTTGACAGGTTCACTTACATCATTAGTCATCATCATCCTCCGTTAGTGCATCCCACGATACAGGGAATAGTTCAATCATCTTGCGGTCAATCTGTTGTGCTACCTGCCGTGTCTCTGCCTGTGTGTCAGACTTGCAACGTAGGTTACACATGTCAGCAAAGGCATCAAGGCTACCTGACCAGTACCACTCAGTCATGGTGCTTTGTGGTAAGACCATACGTGCTTGTTCAGGGGCTACGCCATCGTGGATCATTTGATCATACAGGTCTAAGACTTGGTTCATTAATGGACTGAGGTGCATAGGGGGAGGGCTTACCCCATCAGAACCTTGCTTCTTATCTGCACTACGGCCACGCCACACATCAGGTGTATAGAACTCAGGCTCATTATCAACGTAGCGCCTAGATATTTCGTTCCATCTCAAGAACTTATGCTTCACTAGCTGCCGTGCTACAAATATAGGAGCCTTGATGTGGAAGCTGGCAAAGCAATGACCGAATGGACTGATGTGTTTGTGCTTGGCGAGATACCGGATCAGCTTATTATCTTTAGCTTTGAGTAGTGGTGGACCCCACGGATCATCTTCCATCTCACTTGTCTTACCAAATGACACACGAGCAGCGTTGGCTACAGTTAGATCCTTACCCATGTGGTCGATGTATGTTACTTTAATCATCTACCTGCACTCCAATACACTCTATTGTCTCCATACTATCTGTTACTAACACTGAAGCAATACGTAGCTCAGCCATACAAAGTGTCTCATTATCAAATGTACCTAAGTGGTGATACCTAACACCCTGATCTGGTATAGCATTAAACCATATAAGTAAAAACATTAGTTTCATTTACATATCTCCTGTAATTGTTTTATATCTTCGTGTACCTTGTACTTTATATCATCATAAAGCTTGATAGCATGTGCTTCTACGTCTGTCCATAGCTCAATGTCTCTACGAAACTTTATAGTTTTATCCATAGCATCTGGATCAAGAGCAACAATTGCTTTTTTGTAAGTACCTACTTTCTCCATATGTTTTTTAGATAGTGATGTACCTAGAATAGCTAAGGCTGTTATGTTGGGTATTAAGTGATTAGCAACGATAGCAGATATGACATCCTCAACAATTAAAACGGCAGATCCTGTACCCACAGTAAAGTAGTCTGCATTACCTGTATAACGATACCACTTAGGTTGCTTTCGTTTACCTACTGCACGTCCCACTGCGTCAATTAACCGCCCACGGTAATGTATAGGGAATACAACGCGCTCCTGCTTAACATCGTACATCAACCCAGGATGTGAGCGAATGCCCCATCTCATTGTAAAGTCAATACATTTTCTGTGTTCAAAGGTAGGCTTGACTAAATATGCAGGTACTTCCATAGTCTCAACTTCTTCTGTAGCCTTGTCTGATACAGGTCTCATGCGGTTTTTTATCTCTGCTGCTGTCATATCTGTTTCATATACACCCCTTATCGTGCAGCCTAGTTTGTAACAATTATACATCATAGTACCACCTTCATTTTTAGTGGTAAATGTACCTCTTCCTTTACAGGCAGGACAGTTGCCACGATAGATGTCACCATCACTGAGGTTGAGCGCTTCGACATAACTACGAATGTTCATCGTCATCGTTTCCTCTTGCTGATAGTGCCTTAGATGCACCACTGAACGTGTTGACCATGTAGGGCTTTAATGAGCCTATATCCTTATGTCCTGTTACCTGCATAATACCTGCAATATCTACGCCACCTTCCATCATCTCTGTCACTGCTGTACGGCGCAGGTCCATGGCTGTTAGGGTCATTGGTAGATCAGCTTTTACTAATACCTCATTGATAACATTACTAACTTCTACTTTATCATAGGGTGAGTATGTACCTGCTCTTGGCTTGACACGGGGTGCAACGTAATCCTGAAAGCCAAAGTCTTCCTTTTGCTGGCGCAGCATATCGCACAACCCAGATGATATTGGGAGGTGTATCTCTGCGTTGCGCTTGCTCTGTGTCAAATCCAAGCGGCACTGGGTTAAGTCTAGCTTATCCCATTTGAGAACACGCATGTCACCAACACGCTGCCCCCAATCATATGCCATATGGACGATCAGACCAATGCTGCGCCAGCGGAAGTCGCCATAAGCTGTTGCAAGGAATGTCTGCACTTGATCGCGGCTCCAAAGTACACGCCGTGGTTGACCAGACCTGGTTTGTACGAGCGACACTGGATCGTGCGTCATTACGTCATGCCTCATTGCATACTTCCACGCAGTAGAGAGTACAGCCCTACGATAATTAGCTGTTCTGCTACCAACAGAAAGCCAAGCCTCGTAAGCTTGAGTGAGATGACGTACCTTGATACTCTTATGGCGATAATCCCCAAGAGCCTTGCCTTCCACCAATGTCTTGCTAATCGCAGCAAGATGGGTGTCATAATCTTTCTGTGTAGAACCCGCCAACCGACCAAAGACAGCGGATTTACTATAGAAATCAATGACATCCTGTAGTGTAGAAGAGGCCTTGGGGATATTCATATTACTTTCCTTTCACGTTTATATACCAGACATATAGGAAGCCACCAAGATAAGCAAGAGCTACGGTTAGGGGTAGCGCATGCATTAGAATTTTGGATACCATGCTTCCCCCATGTCTACATACTGTTTAACATCCTCTGCGATAAGCTCCAGAGACTCTACTTTGTTACCAATCCAGAGTGCGTCATCTATCTCACGCATCAGCTGGTTGTAATAGCCTGTGGCGGGTAGCAAATTGGATGTGTTAAAGGGATAGTCTATACTCATTGCACTGTCTCCTGTCAAGATGTGTAACTAATTAGGGTATTGTCCTTGCTGCTCTTAAATGTTAGACGGTGGATCTTCTTATCCTTGAAGAGCTTAGCCCGTAGTTTTTGGGCGTCATAAGGTGTGAACACAGTGGTCACAAACTCTTCATGTTGATTTGTGTGTGTGTTCTTATACACCTTGATTGCTTTACTAGGTATCATGACGCTACCTCTTCAATCAGAACGTAGCGTGTATACTGTTGACCAGTAACAGGGTGCTTACCCTTCACGCCATCAATACGATAGCCAGCCTTGCGTAGCTCAGATATACGTTTAGTGAAAGACTGAATGCTATAATCCAGCATAGCTTCACGCAGGGTCAAGCCCTTGGTTGCACGAAGGTGAGCGAGGATTTTAGTGTTTTGTGAGTTAGTCATGTCTTTTTCTCCTTTGTTAGACATTTATAGATTAATCATAGTAGTTGGCTGCGTCAATGTTACCATTTTATCACGTTACATTTCTGCAACACCTAGTACGCCAGTGTTCTCCCACTCAGCGAATAGCCCCTGCTTTTCCAGGATTGCGTTGATCTTGTGGTTGACACCAAAGTCATCCAAGACAGTGCCACCAAACTCGCAGTAGTAGTCAGCCCACACCTCTGGATAGTTGTCCTCTCCTGAAATACGGAAGCCAGCGTCATCCTCGTAGACTGTTACGCCTATTTTCTTCAGTTGATTATATGCTGTACGATAGTTCTTCTTCATTGTGTTACCTCTATCTCTGTCTTGATGCCATCCATGCGGCTATAAATTGCGGCGTATCTATCTGCTTCATCTAATCGACTGACTGTGTGGTAGCAGATCATTTTGTTTGTCTTAGTGCTGGTCAATATGATGCGTATCAT